GGTTTATTATCCATCTCACCAGTTTTAGGATCTCTATCTTTATATTCATTCTCTAATATAGAACGAATTTTATCTCTCATAGAATCAAGATCTTGTTTTCTAATCTGATTTGTAGTATATGATTCTTTTTGTGTATTAGCAGTATGCTTTGGATTCTTTTTAGGATCCCTCTTATCCATTCTTCCTTGGAAACCCATTTCACTTCTTTGTTTTGTGGAATATTTGTAACGAGGTGTCTTCAAAGGTGTCTTTCCATCTTTCTTGGTAGTGATCTTTGTATCTGCCTTTTTTTGATGTCCCTGACCACCAGAATCATAACCACTCTTGGATTTTACAGGATTACTTTTGTTTCTAGCATATCCAAATGACTTAGGACCACCACCTGTTTGATTACCACCTTGTGTTTCTGGTGATCGATTACGACTTTTTTGTGATTGAGATAAGTTGTAACCTGCTCTTTCGTTCTTACCAGGACCATAACTACCTTTTTTTCTATACTCATATGAACTTCTTCTTCTAGCACCTAGTGTTTTTGCTCGATCATATGCTTTATCAGAAAGTTTATCAGCATCCTCTTCGATAGTATCGCCCATATCTTTTTTACCATAAGTTATGCAAGGATCTTGACCGCAACCACAATTTTTTGGTTTCTTTTGTTCAATAACATCACCCTGAATAACATGCTCATGCATACCTTCTTCCAAAATTTCTAAAGAAGTAACAGGAACATTTTTCTCAACACCATGATCAAATAGCACATCATAATGTGCTACGTTTCCACTCTCATCAAGATCGTGCATTCCTTTTACAGGATTACCAATACCATATTCTTCATGCTTTACTTTAGATGCACAATCATGTTTTTTACCCATCGCCTTTTTAATTGCCTTATCTTTAGATCCCATGTATTCATCGGTTCCTGATTCAATTTTACCATCACCATCATAGTCTTTGGCAGCTTTCTTCTCATTAACTACCTCACCTTTTAATTCATTATGTGCAACAATGTCAGCACCAGCACCAGATCTTACAGCTTGCATTTTTTTCTGTAAAATCATACGCTTCATCAACCTAACTCTCTTTTCCTTAGAATCTTCCTTTGGTTTTTCCATTGTCTCGACTTGTTCTGATTGATTAGGGTTAATAGTAACTTTATTTTTACCTTTCATCACATCAACTTTTTTAACATTATTATCAATATCAGTATCCTTAACTTCATCAATAAATGCTTCATCAACAGAACTTGGTGTACCATCACCATGTTCTATAACTTTACCATCAGCATCTTTCTGATGATGTTCTTTAGTAAGTGCTTTCTTAATTGCCTTATCTTTAGAACCTTTATATTCTGCCTCTGGTGTTTCTTTCTTACCATCACCATCATAATCTTTTGCAGATAAACCTTTACCTGATTTTACTGCTGCAGTATCAGAACCCTTCTTCTTCTCGCCTTCATATGGAGAACCATATCCAGTCATTTCTACAGAAGCAATATTAGGATTTTTTCTTAACTCAGAAATTTTGGCACGGTTTGCCATACGAACATATGACTTACCAGTTTTCTTATCCTTTACTCTAATTTTATATTTTCTCTCTCCAATTTCCTCACTAACAACATCAGTAACTTCAAATGCAAGATTTCCATCAGCATCTTCAAGATTAGTTACCTTAGTAAAAATTCGTTTAACGGCACTAGAAACAACATTATCTACAGTTTCAGAAATATCTACAAAATCATATTCCTCACCAATAAGCATCTTTTTAGCAAGTAATTTAACAGGGCCTGGTGCAGGTGACTTACCAAGTTGAGTTGCATATGCTCTCTTTAAAGACGCAGGATCAGTCTTTTGGCCATCCTTAAATCCTTGCTTTACTTTATATCTTACGTCATATGCAAGTTGACGAGCCTGTTTTCTAATTTTATCTTGACCACCAGTGGCACCTTGACCTTGTGGTTGAGATGGTGCACTAGACTGTTGTACAGGATTTTCTTCAACAATATTCTTACTCATTTGAAAACCAAGAAATACTTACTTTTTTCTATACTTATTTATGAAATGTTTTCCCCACTCACTTCCAGGTACCATTGACTTAGNATAATTTANTANTGAATCAGTTCCAACTTCTCTTTGATGTGCTGGAACACCAGATTTAGTNGTTCCATTAACAACTGCTTCAGTTACATCTTTTATCCAAGATTTGAACATAATTTTATCTTCAGTAACACAGATTAAATAATTAGCACCTCTACGAATAATCTTACCAATAAATCCTGTATTAAGGTTTTCAACTAATTGGCCAACCTTATAGATATTTTNNTTTACATAATTCTCACGAAGATTTTTCCAATCAAATATAGGAGCAATTTCCCATAAGTTCCAACCTTCTTTAATATTCATACCAGCACGAATATTATTAAATAAATCCTTTGCTAATTTTCTATTCATGGCAGTAGGAACACCCTTCAAGAAATTATCAAAATCATTTTCTGCAGCATACTTTCTCTGCTTTGATGCAGACATTCCTTCTACACCATCACCATCAGGATCTCTATCACCAGCAGAACGAACTTCTACCTGATCAAAATCATATTGCAATCCATTATAATTATTAGTCAATTTATCAAATTCTTTTTGTCTATCAGCTCCAACCACTAATCTTACATTCGTATAACCATCATTATGAGCCTTCTTTAATACATCAAAGATNGTTTTATTGGCAGGATCATTAACAATCTTCTCACTATGATTAGGGAACATTGATCTCATCACACCAACTTTCTGATCTGCATCTAGTGGATTTTTTTTCTTATCCTGACTCCTTGATGGAACAATAACATAATCCCCATCATCAGAAGATTTAGCAACAGTATCTAATAATTTTTCATGGCCTGTTGTGGGTGGATTAAATCTACCAAAAGCAATGGTTAAAGTTCCTTTTGTTTTTTCAACTTGAGGTGGTGTTAATTTATCTGGTTCTACTGGGCCTTCTGGATCATCTTTCTGTGATACAGGTTGTTGTGGTTCTACCTGTTGTTGNGATTGTGCAGATGTTGTCTGTGATAAATTNTTTTCTNTATCAGATTGTNNAGGATCTTGCTGTCCAATTTTCTGTCTTTTATTATAAAATTTTAATACACCCTTCTCTGTTTTTGCTACAAACTCACCATTTTTATCATACCATCCACCATGACCATCACCAGTCAAACCCATACGTGTGGCTTGCTGAACTGCTGTGGATTCAGATAAAAATTGTAAGAATGATTTCATTTGGATAATTGTATAGTTATCTCTTTCTTATGTACAAGAATATATTTGATAAGTAATTCCCTATCAAAATCTTTAAACTTATAATTATTTATCATTTTATCAAGATTATAATAACAATAATACAAAAACTCAGAATACCTTTCTTTAGGATTTTTTGAATCAGGTTCAAAACTTTTTATAAGAGTTAGTATTTCTGGGTTCATTTTTTTTTAAGTCCGTTAAACTTAACAGCAAGGTTTATATATTGACCTAACTTATGATTTATTCCAGTTTTATTAGTTCTAATTGAAAAATTTAAAGTAGTTGTATGTGTTCTACAAGTCAAATCAATGTGCCAGTTTTGCTTAGATGTTTTTGATGGATATGCTTTTATACCATTTAATTTTTTAGAAGTCTGAACACAATCTTTTATCACGTTCTCATCGTCAATAATTTTAGTCATATTATCTGATGCCTTTACAACTATTAAAGGAACATCCTCTTGTTCAGCAGCAACTTCTTTGAGTAACCATTGTTTTGCTTTTTTTGGATATTCATTCATCATATTACAAAGATACTGTCTAACAAATTTAAGTTGCTCATCATACAATGCTTCATATCTTTTAATATTACTATTTTCAAATGCTCCAACAACTTTAGTCATTTGTGGTTTACCATACATGCTTTCTTTAGGTATGTTTGGGATACCCTTATAAAAAGTTTTATAGGATGTTTTCTGAAGTTTTGCAAAGTCTGGTAATTTTTTAAAAGAGGTAAATATAGGTCTAACATAACTATTAAATTGTGGTTCTGCTGATGATGCAGATCCTGCTTTCAACGAAACACCTAAGATATTACCATCATCAAATACGAGAAATATATCTCCTTTATGATTTGGAGACACTCCAGTTGGTTTTGTATTATTACGATATCCCCAAACAACTTTATTAATTTTTTTTCTTTTATTTTCTTCTATTAAAAATCTTGTAATTGCTTTTGCATTTTCTACTTTATCATCAAATTTTGATGATGAACTTGCTCTATCTATTGTGTCTTTACCCGCATCAGATGCGGTTTTATTTTTGTATACATTTAACTTTGGATCATTAGCAGAAACTATTTCATTATAAAATTTATCAGTGAGTAGTCTAGGGCTAATTTTTTTTTCAAATGCTATGGCAGGAAATAATTCTGTTATAGATGCGTTTAAAGTGGTTTCTTTCATACCACCCTTTCTATCTTTATATACTAAAAATAAATTATCACCAAAACCACTAATCTCTGTCATATCCATTGAGGATCTGGATTTAATATATTTTCTACTGCACGTTATACCCGAAATATTTTCAAGTTCCATTTCAAGTGAAGATCTTGTATCAGATCTATCTTCCTCACATTCAAGATATATGTAAGATCCTTTTGTTTTTTTATCATCTATAGAAATACCAAAATCGTAAAGATTATTATTAATAACCTCCACAGATTTTGAATATAAATCTTGGGATATGACTGCCATATATTACTTTTTAAAGTATTTATTTATTACTTCTATCTGATCTTGATACTTAGCGATCTCATTTAATTCTTGTTCGATTGCCTCTACTATATTAGAGTGCTCACCAATACCTGCAGGATTAGTTAAATAAACCTCAACATTCGCAACATGTTTCTGAATGTCTCCTTGTGCATGTGCTAAAAGTGCTTTAATTAGTTGTTCTCTCATAGTAACATTTGATACTCTATATTATATATGTCCAACTCTTATAATATAAAAATAGTTTGTGAACCATCTTTATTATCTATTATAGATATTTTTTTACTTGGAAATGATTTAGATAATAATCTTTTTAATTTTGCATGCTTAAATAAGTTTTTCATTTATTTTTTTGTTGTTCTAATTCTAATTGTCTTTGAAATTCATATTTCATAGTTGAAAGACTTTGTGTTAAATATATTTCCCACTCATTATCTACTATAAGATCTTCAAGATGTGCAACATGTTCCAGTGCAAAAACTAATTTGGTTTCAAGATTCATTTTATTTACAAATCACCTTCTTTACGGTTCTCTGAGAAGTAAACATCAAACTCTCCACCAGGATATCTACTCTTCAACTTCTCTACATTCATTTCAATGATCTCTTCTGGTGTGGTTTCTAAGAGAATACATGCTTGAATTAAATACCACATAATGTCACCTAGTTCACGTTTCATATGAAATAGATTTTCTTTAGTAACTGGTTTACCTTGAAAGACAATTTTTTTAACTATCTCAGTGAACTCACCTGACTCAGCACATAGTCCGAGTGCAGCAGTTAATGCTCTATGAGTATTAAAATCTTTAGAGTATAACTCTCTTAAACGATCTTGAAAATGGCCACCATACTTACTCTCTTCAGAAGTAACAGTATTTACAAACTCAATATATTTTTGAGTATCTATTTGTTTTGTCATTAGAATTTTTTTTGTATATAAGGAATAGTTAAATTTTATGTAAATTACTTTGTGGTAGTTCTTCTAATATAGGTTCAAAAGGAAGTCTCTCTTTTGATTTAGGCAATCCACGTTGACCAGGTAACTCACCTTCATGTTCTGCTGTTACATCAACAATGTGTGGTGGTAATGGTTTAGGAATATCTATTCTTCTGTAAGTAAATTCTTCACCCTCATGCAACTCTAAAGTTTTAATTGCATATTTTTCGTGACTACAATCACAGTATTTTTGACCTAATCCATCATAAACAGACCAGTAGGGATAAAAATGATCAGGAAGTGTCATAATTTACTTTGTAAGATAAAGAATAATCAAACCAGGAATGATAATAAAAAATTG